AGTTCGTCTTCCGTGATGATTTTAAATTCAATACGGTTATCCTTACAGAATTCAGATGCTGCTTTCCATTTTGCTTGATTAACAGCATAGGTTTGACACTCATAGATATATGATTTAGTCACTTTCTTTTTTGGTTTCGGTGGTAGGGTTTGCTTTTTTGGTTTGACTTCAACTACATAGGTTTTAATTCTATTGTTAGTTTCTTTTACTTTAATAAGAAAGTCTGGATAGTAACGATGCACTTTATTATCTTTAGGAGAAATGTATGGTATATTAATTTCTTCTGAAGCCCATTGAATTATATTTTTATTATGGTCAGCCCATTGACAAAATTTTCTTTCCCAACTACTTCTACATATAATATTGTTGGGATTGCCGTTATATTTCTGTGGATTTAATGGTTTGTACCGACTCTTAATACTTTCTGCCATTATCTTGCCTACATAATATATAAGGTCAAATAATATTTATAAATGGCATCACCAAGACCAAGAGGGAGATCTCTCTCAGAAGTTAAAGCCAAGTTACTAAACCCTGCTACTACCTCACATTATGAGGTTATGATTGGAGATCCTCTTCAAACAGGTGATATTCAGGGTGAGTTTGCAACATATCTTCGTAGACAAGGAATCACTGAGTTGTATGGTAGTGGACTTTCTAGTGAGAAGAGAGATAAATTAAATTTAATGTGTTCAGATACAGTACTACCTGGATCTAATTTGGCAACGACAGAGTTGTTAAATGATTTTACAGGTGTTACTGAGAGACATGTGCATCGTAGAATATTTGATGACAGGATTGATTTAACATTCTATTGCGATGCAGTAGAGTATTTGCCGTTGAGATATTTTGAAGCGTGGATACAGTATATTGGTAATGAAAAGAGAGATAATCATAGTCGTGAGTTTTATTATCGGATGAAATTCCCAAATGCTTATAAGGGAAGTCTTGAAATAACAAAGTTTGAGAAGAATTTAGAAGCAAAAAGAGGTAGTGCTGATAGAATTAGGAGAGCAATACCATTAACATATACTTTCATTAATGCATTTCCACTTTCGATTGCATCGATGCCAGTAAGTTATGAATCATCATCTCTATTAAAATGTACAGTATCATTTACTTATTCTAGGTATAGTACAACACCAGCAAATTCTGATGGTAGTGATCCTATTCTTAATATTGGTAGTCAAGCATCTCTTAATTCTAGATTATTTGGTGGACTAACTAATCTTGCAGTAGATAGGTTAACTGGTAATGATTTGTTGGGGGATATTGCTGGTGGTGCAGTAGAAGCTTTACTACGTTAAGAAAACCTGTATATATAATACTACTGATTTGTATTAGGATATTATGCCTTTACCAAAAATTGCTACGCCAACTTATGAACTTGAGTTGCCGTCATCAGGGAAGACTATTAGCTATAGACCTTTCTTGGTTAAAGAAGAAAAATTACTTGTGATTGCTTTAGAGAGTGAAGATACAAAGCAGATTACAAATGCCATCAAAGCGGTTATTAAAGCTTGTGTACTTACAAAAGGAATTAAAGTAGAAACCCTTCCTACTTTTGATATTGAATATTTGTTTTTAAATATTAGAGGTAAGTCTGTTGGTGAAGATTTGGATGTCAATATTGTTTGTCCAGATGATGAAGAGACTCAAGTAACTGTTAATATTAATTTAGATGATATTAAAGTACAGAAGAGTGATGAACATAATAAAAGAATTGCTTTAGATAGTAATCTTATGATGGAGATGAAGTATCCATCTTTGAATGAGTTTATTAAAAATAATTTTGACTTTGATGATTCTAAGAATCAAATGGATCAGTCATTTGATTTGATTGCACAGTGTATTGATAAAATTTATAATGAGGAAGAAGTTTGGACTTCATCTGATTGTACTAAGAAAGAGATGACTGATTTTCTTGAGTCAATGAATTCATCTCAGTTTAAAGAACTTGAGAACTTCTTTACGACTATGCCTAAGTTATCTCATACTGTTGAGGTAACTAATCCAAATACTAAAGTTAAGAGTGAAGTAGTATTGGAGGGTTTAGCGTCTTTTTTCGCTTAGGGATGGTGCATATGAGTCTGGAAGCTTACTACAGACTTAATTTTGCCTTGATGCAGTACCATAAATACAGCTTAACAGAGATTGAAAACTTAATCCCTTGGGAGAGAGACATTTATGTTGGACTATTAAAACAGCATCTTGAAGAAGAGAGGCTGAAACAACAACAAGAACAAAGTAATGCCTGAAGCACTACCACCAGCATCGACAACTAGAAGAGGAGTAGATCCATCCAAATTTATGGGTGCAAGTGCTGCTGCAGGTAAGGCTTTAGAAAAGAGGGTTGCAAATAATGAGAAGAAGATAACTATATTAAAAAATATTCTGAAGATGCGTCAGCAATCTCAGAATATAGGTAAGACTCTTGATGGTATTCAAGAATCTGTTGCTGCTATTGCAGAGACAACAGAACTTCAATATCAACATGATTTGGATGTAAAAGAAGATGATAGACTTGCAGCAGGAAAAGATAAGGCTAAGAAGAGGGAAAATAAATTAGAGAGTGTTAAATCATCACTAGCAGGTGGTGCTAAGAAAGCACTTAAACCTGTTACAAGTTTTATGAGTACCTTGACGAAGTTTTTAACGAATGTTCTTTTAGGTGCTGGTATAATAAAATTGCTTGACTGGTTTGGTGATAAGAATAATGAGAAGAAAATTAAAAGTATAGTTAGATTCTTTAAGGATTGGTGGCCTGTTATTGTTGGTGGTATTATAGCGTTTGTTTCTCCTTTCTTATTAAAAGCAGGTATAATATTTGGGACTATTGCATTGTTGGCTTGGGGTGTACCTAAAATTATTGAAGCTGTAAAAGGTTTGATGGATTGGGGTAAGAATCTTATATTTGGTCAACAAGAAAAGGATTTGAATGAGGCTATAAAGACTGAGGATAGTGGTATTGGTGGCACATTTGCTGCTGCTGATCAACAAATAAAAGATAATGATAAGGAAGGTGGAAAAAAAGAAGAAGTAAAACAACCAGTAGGGGGAGATACTAAAACAGAACCAACAGGAGATACTAAAACAGAACCAACAGGAGATACTAAAACAGAACCAACAGGAGATACTAAAACAGAAACACCAATTGCTACTGATCAACCAACAGAAAAAGGACAAGATCTTCAGATGTTTGCTGAAGGTGGAATCGTAAGAGGACCAGGTGGTATTGATAATGTACCAGCACGATTAACTGCTGGTGAGTTTGTAATGAGTAAGGGTGCTGTTGAAAAATGGGGACCAGATATGCTTGCAGGGATGAATGCTGGTGGTGGTGGAACAAATCAACCAATTAATTTTGGATTTAATGGTGGTGGTTTAGTAGACTTTAGACCTAATGAGGTTACTAATGTTATACCTACTGAGAATTTAATTCCATATGAAGGAAAAGAATATCGTAAGAAGTTTCAGTTTGGTGGTTCAGTAACTGGAAGAGGTGGTGATGATAAAGTTCCTGCAAAGTTAACAGCAGGTGAATTTGTAATGAATAGGAGTGCTGTTAAACGGTTTGGTTCTAATACTCTTGCTGCTATGAACCGTGCTGGAGGTGGAACAAATAATCCTACAGGTAATAAGTATTTTGTTGGTGGATTGGTTCGGAAAGTTAGAGATGTCTTTACTCCTGGCCCACCAGTTAGAAAACAAGGAAAGATTAAAGTTATTCCTGTACCATCTCCTGATGCAGGTGGTGATAATTTGGATACAGTATCCAGAGGAAAAGATATACCTTATTTTAAGGTAAGTCCTGGTGGTGGCATAGCAAAAGAACAAGTACTGGGGATAAGAAGATAAGATGGCAGTAGATAGTGCAAAACTTTTAGAAAGAGATATAGGTATCAGTAAGGGTGCTCATATTTCAGCATCTCAGGTCAAGATGTTGAAAGTTGTTAATGTAACTCTTAAAGATGTTAGTGGAAATTTAAAAGATAATTTAGTCTTATCTAAAACAAGAGCAGCATTAAAAAAGAAGAGAGAGGAAGAGGAAAGACGTAGAGCAAGAGAAGCGGCTTTAGAAAAAGAAAAGGGAAAAGTTAAAGCACCCAATATTCCTGGTCAAGGAATGCTTGGTAATGTGATGGATGGTCTTATCAAGATCCTTTGGGGGATGATTGTTATTAAGGCCCTAGATTGGTTAAACAGTCCTGGATTTAGAAAGTTTATTAGTATTGCTTTTACTGTAGGTAAATGGATAGTAAAGGCTGCTGAATGGTTAGCAAAATCGTTAGTAAATCTAATTGATTGGGGATATAAACTTTATGATGGTGCAACAGAATGGATAAAGAATACTTTTGGTGAAGATGCTGCTGAAAAATTCCAAGGATTTATGGATGGCGTTAAGAGCGTTGTTCAAGCAGTCATATTTGTTAAGGTAATTATTGGGAATGCTGTTAGGAGTATAATAAAAACGGTTACAGGTATATTTAAAAAGATTGGATGGGTTATTAAGCAAGCATATAAACTTGCTAAGTTTGTTATTAATACTGCAATTAAAGCTGCTAAGTTAATATTAAAAGGTGCAATAAAGGTTGCTCAAACAGCAGGTAAGGTTATTAATTTTGTATCCAAAGGTAAGGCTGGTCAGGCAGTTAATGCTATTAAGGCTAAAGGATCTAAGTTACTGACAGGTATTAAGAGTAAAGCTAGTGGAATATTAAGCAAAGTTAATCCTAAGAATTGGAAAGCACCAAAGGTTCAAGCACCTTCTTGGTGGAAGAAAGGTACTAGTTTTGTATCTAAGAAAGCATCACAAGTAAAAGGAGCAGTAACTGGAGCATGGGGAAAATTAGGTAACACATTAAAGGAGGCTACTAAGAACTTAGGTAAGTATCTTGATGATATATCAGGACCATTAAAAAAAGCGGGCCAAAGTATTGGAGATAAAATGAAAGCAGGTCTTGATAAGATGAATCCTATGAAGGCAATAGAAAAACTTAAGGGAAAAATTAAACCAGTCATTCAAGAAATGCTGGAGAAAAATCCCTTTGTTAAAAAGATTATGAGTTGGATTTCGAGTAAAGGTAAGGGTGCTGTTAACTGGGTCTTGGGAAATCTTAAAAAGATAGCTGGAAATCCAAAGTTAAAAAATTTAGCTGATGGATTGAAAAAAAGTAAAGGTTCTACTAAAGCATTAGGTCCTGTTGATAAAATAATTACTGCATTAATGACTCTTATAGATTATGTAAAGTTTGGTGAGTCTCCTATTAATGCTATTCTAAAAGGTCTTGGTGGATTAGTGGGATATGGTCTTGGATTTACTGCAGCACAAGCAGCAATTCCTGTTCCTGGTTCTGGTTTCCTTGGAGGTATTGCGGGTAGTGTTTTGGGTGAAATTATTGCTCATCAATCACTTAAACTTTTAGCAAAGGCAACACCTTTAGATGAAATGGAAGATCCTGTTATGGGTAAAGAAGATATTGCAGCAGGTAAACCAGCAAGGATGCTTTTAAGAAATCCAGAAGATTTAGGAAAACATATGAAAGCACCAAATATTCAAGCAAATAAAGATGCTAAGGAGGTATCAATGTCTACAGATTATGAAAATACTAGTGGTGGTGAAGGAACACCAACACTTATTACAGTACCTGTATCTAAATCTAGTTCTTCTAAGACTAATAATCAAGGTGGTGGTTCTGGTATTTCTGGTGGTTCTAAAGATAATTCTGGTGATCCAACACTTGTTTTATATCAAGGTAAATAGAGAGGAGGCAATAAAGAATGGCACTTTCATCTAAACAATCAGCACCATCTATTCCAACTAAGATTGATGTTACATCTAATGTTGATAAGAGTAGAACAGTAAGTATACTGGGTGGATTTATTGAGCTTAGTTACTATGAAAGTATCCTTCAAGATTCTATAAAGGTTAGTTATTTTTATGCTGATGCTGGAAGTTCTATTGATGGTAAGTCTGTTGTAGAAGGGCTACCTATGATAGGTACGGAAGATGTTCAGTTAGTGATTGAAGACAATAATAAGAGTAAAATTAAGGTAGATTTGAATGTTAATTCAATCAACCCTGTCTATGAAGATAGTACTAAATCTATTACTAGTCTTAGTTTAGTCTCTGAACAATTCATTCGTAATGAAGAGGGAAGTGCAAGAATAATGGAAAGATATGATGGTAAAATTTCTGATCATGTTAAATCTATTCTAAAGGAGAAATTGAAAGCAAAGAATGGAAAGAAATTAAAGGAGAAGAATATTGAAGAGACTGCTAACGATTATAATTTTTTTGGGAATGGTCGTAAACCTTATTATATGTTGAACTATCTTTCTAAAGCATCCATTCCTAATGGTGGTGAGGAAACTAGTGCAGGGTTCCTTTTCTTTGAAACATCAGAAGGATATCATTTTAAATCTATTGATGCATTATTCTCTCAGAAGCAAAAGAAATCATTTATTTACAACGAATCTTCAGATAAATCGGGTATTCCTGCAGGATATGATGGAAAAATACTGGAACAGGCATCAAATAATGCTGTAAATGCACAATCTAAAATGGAAATGGGTACATATAGAACTAAATTAATTCTATTTGATCCTTTTAATTGTGAGTATAGAGTGATTGAAGATGAAGCTATGGAAGAGAAGAATGTAGCAGGTAAGAAGGCAGTTAAACCTAAGGGAATAAAAATTGCAGGAAAAGAACTTCCAAGATTAAATGAAAAATTTGATAATAAGTACACTCGTACAACTTATATGTTAGTTGATACTGGATCACTTCCTACTGGAAAATATAAACCAGGAAGTGAAGGGGAAGATGATGATCAGGTGAAGAAAAATAAAGAGAGGAATTTTAAAGCAGCAGAGATTCTTAACCAAGCAGTTCGTAGATATAATCAAATCTTTAGTGGTATGATGGAGATTACTATTGCTGGTGACTTTAGTTTACACGCAGGTGATGTTATATTTGTTGACATTCCACCCGTTAAAGATAAGGTTGATGATACAGTAAATAAGCAAGAAGGTGGTCTATATATTATAGCTGACCTTTGCCATTACATTACTACCGAAGGAACCTGGACTAAATTAAATCTAGCACGGGATTCATTTGGTCGAAAAGGAAACCATAGTACTCGCTAATTTCTATTATGACTACTAAAGTACCAGATCATGATTTAAATCATGAGGTTTATCTTGATCCAAAAGATCATAAAGAGCATATCAATCACGGTATGTTAGAGTATAGTGAAGAAGATTTAAAGATGCATAATGAGGCATTTCATGATCACACAGAAGAAGAAGTGAATCGTAATGAAGGAGTCATTAACGACTGGCATACAAGACATCAAGATTCAAAACTTGAAGTT